GACACTAATGACCTATGGACGTGCCGCAACATACTCATTCGCTATTCGAACTTTCTGATACATACCTTCTTTTTGAAGGTCACGGCACTTTCTCATCGCCGTATTGGCGTTATGGGTCGCAAAAACCTCAACGCCATCAGCAATAATCTTATACGTTTTACGTATTCTTGTTCGTTCGTTCATATACATCATACTACTCCTACTGATGAGTTTGTATGATCTTTGTCTTCTCTCAGTTCGATAAATCGTGGGAGAAAAAGGGAATCAGTATCGCGACCACCTCCAGAGGAAATCCTCTGATTGTATTCGATCTCGACAATCTTACCCATGACAAACTCTTCAGTAAATAATTTACGTTGTTCATCAGAAAATCCTGTTCCGATATTTACTCGGATCTTGCCGTCGTCCGTTTCAGCAGTGAGGGCACCGAGCAGACCTTTATTTTTACCTGTTCCCTCATTCCATTTTATGACTCGTAGGTCTATGTCTTTGATCTCTTTGAATTTGACCGTCAGTCGAGATCGTGTATTTGCCCAGCCGACTGACATGTCCTTCAGGATTGTACCTTCCTGACCTTCCTCAATCATTTCGCGATAATGTTCCCTGGCTTCATCGAGGTTATTTACAATTCGAGTATCGACCAGCATAAATCTTGACAGGGCGAAATCGCAGAAAATATTGTAGAGCATATCGTATCGCTCTGAGTACATTAGAGGATCTTCTACATCACCTTCGAATACTGGCTGAGGAATGTAATCCCAGACTACGAGAGTCAGTTTCTGTGCCTCGACTGGTGTAATCGTACCTTTGTTTGCCTTATTGCAAATACCATTCGAAATCTGCCGAGGGAGGACCTGCATATTAGAATCATGACAGAGGAGTTCCCCGTCAAGGACTACGTACCAACCTTCATTGTGCTGGTCGATGGCCTCTCGCATAACCTGTGCTTCCTCATCGAATACTCCGTGAGTCTCAAAGAGTCTACCCTGGCGACTTCTGACCTCAACATTGCCGTCTCTATGTACGATAATATTACAACGCATGCCGTCCATTTTAGTCTGAGAATAAGCAGGATAAGAAATCTCAGCAATATTCTTTTCAGAGTAGGAGGCAGAGAGCATGCAGGGATATGTCTTAATCATGCCTGGCCAAATCTTATTGAATGTAGCAGTAGAGCATCCGATTCTCAGGTCGCGAGCAAGGATTTTCTTGAATGTATCCTGATCGTCTTCATTCAATGCCTCATAAACTCGGGCGACGTAGTTCCTGGCATCATGGCCAGTTTTTTCGCGACGTGACAAAAATCCGAGGTGAGCAATAGACTCAAAAATTCCCATTGGCTGAAGTGGCTCATATGGATTATCCTCGACCTCGACTACTCCTTTGACGTAGTACTGAGTAAAAGGATCGTATGATGCTTTGATCACAGCATACAGTTCTGCATTTTGCTCTTCGCCCATCAGGAATGCTTCCTTCTCGGTACGTTTTGTAGTAGATGCAATATCATCTAGAATAGATTTAACAGACATAGACCTCTATTGGTTTAGGTTTTTTCATTGTAACTAACTATAGCACAAATCGAATAAAAAGTCAAGCGAAATCATTTGCCTCAACTAAACTTTTTATTGCATTCTGTACATTGACGAAACTCCAGAGCATGGATCTTTCCAATCCGTATGCTTCGATTTCCCATGGCGTCTCCCAGTAGGAACTGCTCCCCAAATGCTTTGGCTCAGGGTAGTCCCAAATTTTTCCCTCCCAGTAGGTTCCCTTTGCTCCATTACGGAGGCGACCCGTAGCATATTGCGCAATATGGATCGCCTCATGGCCGACCATTGTCAACCATGCCTCATTCGTATTTACTAGCGTAGGGTTGAGGGTCATTTTGAAATGATTTGGTTTGTAGTCTCTAGCCATCCAGTCTGGAGCGACCTCGCCTCCGAGGTCGAATTTCCGATTAAGACAGACTTTGATTTCTAGATTCCTCATCCTACGGTATGACAACCACCCCGAAAGGGTGTGGTCGATCATACGTCGTATCGCTGATTTGTAATCTTCGGGCATCCAGGATTCTGGTTTTCCGTAGATTCTTACCTTCATAATACGATTTTGTAGGACTCGATAGGAGAGACGACTTGCTCGAGGGCAGTCAGATTTTCGATCGTACGCATTTCGTCGATCATACCATCGTTAAATCCGATGATGAAATCATTCGCTTCGAGATCACTCTCGACTTCGAGTTCGCCGTTGTTGACAACATAGAGGTATTTACATTCTGTCATAGTAGACTCCTTTTGACAGGTTAACATTCGAGTCGGCGTTATTGCCGTTTCTCATTTTGTAACTATATTATACCTGAAGGAGTGACAAAAGTCAAGCGAAATTTTCACTTTTTTAAAATATATTCAAAATTATTTGCCCAGTCAGTCTCACGAAGGTGGGTTGCTCCTAGGCCAAGGTGAAAGTCTTTAGCCTCCTGGGTCTTTGGAGAGAGGGTAACAAGTCTATCGACTCGATAGGTATCCTGGAGAAGATCACGTAGTGCAAAGATAATGTCTCGACCAAAACCCTTTTCGAAAGACCATACCGTATACGGAACAGCAACTGGTCCGATCCTGGAAGTGAGGAGTTCCTCTTCTGATCCAGGCACCGATTCACAGTATGCAATGCATATAAATGCTTTACTGTCGAGAGTGTAGACTTCTCTTCCAGGAGCATTTTTGACCTCAGGTTTTATGTGGGGACGGACAGGGTCCGTAAGAAGAAATTCATCTGCTAGCTCAGCAGCAAGTCGCCTAATCATAATTAACTTGATCTATTTTTAGAATCATGTATAATAGAGGTGTCCTCGTTTGATGTATAGTAAAGCCAACGACTGATCCAATAGGAGTCGCTGATATCTCTCCACTGTTTGATGCCTGTCAGGTCTAAGCCAGTTTCCTTGGTAAATGCCTCAGCCATATCTACCTTTTTGGCATTCCCTTTTCCAGTAGCAAACTTCTTAACAATCTGAGGAGTCACAGTCTCATACATGAGTCCGTTTTTGTGTAGTTTATATTTTAAGATGCCTGTGTTTTCTCCGATGTTAAAGACCCTCCCAGTCGCCGCATAGGCGTAGTTCTCAATCGCACAGGGTGGTCTTTTCTGCCACATCAGTTCATCACAGACCCATGAAGCGAGTCGTGAGTATCGCTCCATATCAGTATTATATTTAGGATATAATCTCGGGTTCAGACTCGAGGAGGTCTCCCTCCCAAGTACAAGGTCGCGATCACGAGCAACAAGATAATAAGTATTAAAATTGGATCCATCATAAATTGTAAAAGCAGGTGAAGTGATGGAGTAGTCGATACCGCAGACTTTAGAATCCTGAGTCGTCTTCGTCGTCGTATAGTCCTGCGTCTTTTTCTGCTTGGATTTCGGCATCAATTCTCGCAATATCTTCCTCATTCTGACGTAACAGATTTTGACGGATTTCCTTAATAGAAAAGAACGTACCTTTATGGTCGATCGCCTGTCCTACAAGGTTCAGTCTTTGCTCTGTCAACTCTGCATTTTTGAGTTCGTCAAAATGGGAGTCAGTTTCATATTCAAACATAATGTGGTCTCGCATCTTGTCCCAGTCCTGCTTGTTACAGATACCTTTGAGCAGGCACTGTTTCTTCAGAACATCATAGAAAAGATTATTGAAGCGAGCACGTAAACGATCAAGGAACTTAGCGAACTTGATTTCGTCTCGGGTAATCTCAGATGCTCGGCCAAAGAAACCCTGACCTGACTCTTCTGAAGCCATCCGTGACAAAGGTACGTTTAGTGCCTTGTAAAGTTTTTTCTGGAAGAACAGAATATCTTCTATCTCTGCCAGATTTTCTCCACCAGGGAGTGTAGTGATTTCTGTACCACGTCCACCTTCCCTTCGTGGGAGCCAAAAGTCCTCAAGTATAGATTGGAACTTCCTGTCATCTCTCATCTCACCTGTGCTAGCATCGTATACAAGTTTGTTCTTGTAGCGATTCATAATGTCACGCATGTACTGCTCTGCCTTAATCTTGGGCAGGTTTCCGACATCAACGTAGAAAATCCTACGTTCAGGTGCACGAGATACACGATAGATGATTTGAGCATCCTCTATCATGCGCAGGTTGTTTAGAGGTTTGATTGCCTTATGCAAGTAGCCGATTACCATTTTTCGACCACCGTCCATAAGACCTGAGGTAGTATACGATATCGCATCCTGTGCAATTCGTATCGTCTGTTGCTTGGAGTTTCCTGCATTGGAGTAAAATCCCTGTGGGTTGTAGACAAAATAGTCCTGAGTCCGTGGAATAATAATATCCAACTTTCTCATTCGCTCCTGCTCTTCAGGAGTAGGGATTTTGGTCTCTCGAACCTTTTTGACTTTAAGAGCATCCAACAAACGCATCTCTGTGATACCCTTGTCAGGACTGTCAGGATTAATTACTAAGTGATAGTAGAGTCTTCCGTCAACGTACCATCTCTTAAAAATATCGTAGCCAAGATTACGGAAATCCATCATACGAAGGCAGTGCTTGAACTCGCCCCGTATTTGGTCCTTTACCTTTTCGCCGATATTGAGGTTCGTGAGGTTGAGGGTAATAAGATCAGACCTGCCAGTATCAACTATGATCTCATTGATGATATCGTCGATTGCTGTCTCGCATTCAGGTTGCAGGGACATGCCACGATACCGACCAATCAGGTCGAACTCATTTTTTACTGTACCCTCTAGATCAAGAAAGGTACCATACGCACCTGCTCCCGAGGCGATGGGAGCTATCCCTTCCTCGGGTTCAGGTACTGTAAAATGCTGAGAGGTTAAAACCTTATCACTGTCATCCCTCCCGATTGTAAAACCGAAAAGTTTGATTGCCATAATTTATTTTTATTCTTTATCTGAGTTAATCTCTTGCTGTTGTGGCGAAGGCACATCGAAATACTGATATGCAAACTGCACCGTAAATTCCTCAATAGTCTCACCCTGATCGTAACCAAGTTCAATAGCACCTACGCTCGTAGGAAATGCTTTATGGAAACGATAGGTTCGAATGACGGTTTCGTCTTTTGACATCTGATCAACCCAAATGGTAGAAGCAATGCCATCCTGTCCGATTTTTACATTCGACCCATAAGCAGACTTAAACTTAGCCATGGCGTGCATCCATTTTTCGAACTGGTGTCTTACATTCATATCTTCGTCGAGATAGAAGGAAAGTGTCAGATCTTCAAATGTCCTTACACCAGGCAGTTTGATCTGCCTTCCAAGGAAGTTCGCTGTGATACTACCGACTGTTGATGCAGGCAACTGTGCATTTTTGCACATCATCTCCATCGAATCAGACGACTCAAAAACTCCATCAACATTGGTAATCAATACTTGATAGAGCGAAGGTCGAGCACCAGCGAACTGAAAATTATCAATAAACGTATCTATTGTCGACATTATTCTCCTTTATTATACTGCACCGATTGCTTCAGAGAAAGATACGCCAGAACGTACTGCCACGAAGGAGAGTCGGATAAAGTTGATTGATTTCGTTGGTTTCACAAATATATCTGCGACAAACTTATTGCTGTCTATAATATCTGCTGTGTTGTTAGTATCATCACAGACTACGGCAAAGTCTTGTAGACCCTGTCCTGCCTGAATGCCACGTAGAAATCCTTCAACTGAACTTGCGAACTGTCCTCTTGTGAAAGCATTGTTGAACTGAAAGAGTTGAGTTCGTGCCGACTCACCGATGACCTTTTCCATATAAATGAAAAGTCGCCGTACGTTAATCCTGTCGAATGCACTCGGTTTTGGAGACAGAGTTTTGTCACCAAAGAGTACGATTCCTTGACCAGGGAAGGAGACAACTGGGTTGTATCCTATTCTGTAGAGTTCATCTCTTTGTGCTTGAATCGGATTGAAGGCCAACTTGATTGGATTATTTAGTAGTCCACGTTGGAAACCTGCAGGAGAGAACCATGTATCTGCTTCCTGATCTGTTCTAGCACATATTCCAGCAATATCGCCATTCATTGGAACCCAGCGATAGGTATCGTTGTACTTGTCGTACTGATAACCATATCCTGTATCCAAGATTGCGTAAGTTGAGGATTTGACTGAATTTCTAAAACCTTTGAGATTGTTTACCTCATACCCAGGTTGCATTACTACGTCACCGAACTCAGGAGAAATACAGGCGACTGCGTCTTTCCTTGTCTCAGCAATATTGATTACGTAGTTTGCCAATGCAGGTCCGTCGCCTTCAGGTGCTTTACCCATGGCAAGGATTGATACTGTAACAGCATTGACATCATTGAAAAGATCCCAACCCATTTGAAGGTCACCAAGAGAGACATCGTTACCGTCAGATCCACCAGTCATCTCAAAATATTGAGCTCCACGGAGAAGGGTAAAATTTCTGTCTCTTGCTGATTGACCCCAGTCTCCGTCTGCACCGACGTCAGCGAGGGTAGGATGTTTTACAAATTGAATGAAACCAGAGAGATTATTTACTCGAGTTTTGTAATAGATAGATGCTCCCTCAGGGGATTTTGCATCTTTTGCGACTGACATATTTTCGTAAGTCTCAAGGATATCGTCCTCAACACTCGTCCAGTCTGCTCTGTAGTCGTAGACAACGACATGAATTTCGTCATTTGCTCCGTTTGCTGTCTCTGTGTATGGTGAAGTTCCTGGAGCAGCATCGAAGGAAAGACTGAACTTCCATCGTCTAATGTATTCTGTTCCCGATGGTACTGCGTTAGCAGAGATCGGTACGTTTACAGTCATGTGAGTAGCATTTGTAACTGCCGTTACTTCTGCCGTATTAGCACCTACCAGAATCACGTCACCAGCAGATATGTCGCCAGAGAAGTTTGTTCCTGTTCCGATGACCTCAAGACTATTAGCAGTCATGGAAATCGTACCAGATCCTGAAGATTCAAAAGATGAATACGTTTCTCGGTTTACAGTAGCACCGACAATGTCGCCATTGGCATACATGACTGTGGCACCAGTATTACTTACAACACTGGCAATAATGTAGGTATTTCCACCTGGCTCAGTAATAGTATCGCCAACTGTCAATTCGTCGTCGAAAAGTGTACCTACACCTGTAATATCTGTTGCTGTAATGGACATAGTTCCGGACAATTCCCCACCTGGTTTATCAGCAGGGCAGTACGATACTCCCAGCGAATTCCCCAACGATCCAGGGTATTTTGCCATCCAGAATCTGTTTGCAGTGGCATCAACGGCACCACCCTGATCAGGATCCATCGAAACGTAGTCGGTGGCATTCTTGACCAGTTTACCTACTCCATCAGTAGTTGAATTGAGTGCGGTGTCGTCATCTGTTACACGAACAACACGGAGGTTGTTACTGTAGGACAGAAAATTTGCCGCAGTATAATAGTGTGCAAAGTTAGAGTCGTTTGGTTTTTGAAAGTTGTTCCTAAGATCAACCTCTGAAACGACGAGAGTTCTTTCGTCTACTGGTCCCCATGTAAACTGTCCTACACATGCCCCGATCGAGGTAGAAATGACAGGAGTCCCCGTAGTAAGATCTATCTCCCTAACATTTACACCTGGTGAGATTGGAAATGACATCTTACTCCTAATTTTATATAGATAACGTCAGCAGAATCATTGCTTATTATTTAGGGTTTTTTGAGTTTAGAGCCAGTCGGTTCCCCGATTGTCCATCCAATCATCCTTACCCTCTCTCGCCACATGGACAGTCTCCGAAGGGATGTCCATCATTCCATCATCTATAAAACCAAAAGGAGTGAGAGATTCCCACTCTTCTTCTGATACGTCATCTAAAAGATTTTCTCGTAAGTTAACATCTGTTAGCTCAGCAAAATACCTTTGTGCAACGAGCCAAGCAAATGAAACACAGCACATTACAAGATCATCATGTGTTCCAGGAGTCGCCTCCCAAGATGATCCCTTCTGTGCAAATGAATAAAACTCTGTAATGAGATGTATATCTCTAAGCAAAAGTTTTCTTTGCTCTACCAAATTTTTCAATGTCATACAACCAAGATTTTTCACAGGTCTTGTCATCTTAAGTCCCATCATCGCAGATCGTTTAAATCCACTCGAGATCTGAATGCCGTTTCTTCCTGCGTTCCAAGTCATGATCAGATTCTCATAGCCCAGATCATGGCGTAAAATATCGCCGACCTGAGCACCTGACCCATCTATTTCTACTAGGCAGTATGCATTATTGAACTGTTTACATAGAGCATGAATTACGTTTGGAAATACAAGGGGAGTAATCGTATTGTCTCGATACATAGCAACTACTCGGTATGGTATTTCTGTTATATCGTAAATCAAAAAGGCAGAATAGTCTTTGCCCTTTCCAAGAGCAACGTCTACGGTGCAGGCATACTGCCTGTAACTGTTCGGTTCCTCATAGACTGTTAGGGCATCTCTTTGCTGTAGAGGTTTTTCCCATTTGAGTTCTTGTAGTACATTTGGATCGATGAGAGTATCATCTGATCCGATAAATTCTGTCTCGAACTCCTGACGGAACTGTTCGACAGACGTATTTCGTATGGTTTCGTCCTTCCACTTTTCGTCGCGACCTGGTACTTCTGACCAGTGAACTGCGATGGGGACGAATTGTGATCGTTTATCAACTGCCTCTTTCCACATACGATAGTAGTGGTTCATACCGTAGGGAGTTGAAACGATAATAAGTTTTGTATTTTGTCCTGATGAAATTGTCGGGAAGACAGAACGAAAGAAGTCCTCTGCTAAGTTGTTCTCCACGAATGCAAACTCATCGAGAAATACCAGATTAAAAGAACTACCTCGAATGGCAGAGGAACTAGTAGCAGCACTGATAATCTTTGAACCATTTTCGAGTTCAAACGATCCTTTATTCCAGACACCAACTCCTTGCTGTAGCCAAAAAGGGAGATTTTCATACGCGAGTTGCATCCTCGATAGAAGTTCGCGAGAGGTTGCTGCCTTGTTTGCCAGCATGGCGACAGATACACTCTCATTAAAAAGCAGATACCATAGGAGGTATGCAATTACGGTGACTGACTTCCCTGACTGTCGACCGACCTTACATATCACGAAACGATTGTCGTGAAATGTATGTACCATTCTCTTTTGGAAATCGTACATTTCAAAGGGCACTAACCCTCGCTCAAGGTGCACGATATTAATGTAATTCTCAATAAAATACTCAGGACTTTTAGCACATTTTACATACTCAGCTATCTGTTCTTCAGAAAATTCTACTTCCTGATGCTGTGCCTTAATCAGAGGATTGTTAATGTACGACTTTGCCATTTTCGTCTACTTTTCCTTGTTTTACCATTTTCAATAGATCCTTGGTGGATCCTACCATTACATTCTGCTGGACGTTAGTCGTATTATTAACAGTTCTTCCTGATTTCTCTTCAACCTTCTCTTTCCTCTGGTGTAGGTCCATCAGTTTCGTCTGAGCATCTGTAAACTGTGAAAACATCGAACCGAAAACCTCAAATGCTCTTTGATGCCCTGATGCCTTAGCGATCTCTAGCATCTCTGCCATCGCCTCATTTTGCATCTCCATAGCAGAATACATATTGTCCCTGGCGTACTCAAAGTCTGTATCTAGTTCTACTCGCTCCTTTGGGGCAACCATCGGCAACCCTCGATCGGCGACGGCAGGGACTTCTGCCTCTACTGCTGGTTTATCAGGCAGATCAAACATCTGCTTCAGTTCTTCATCTTGGTTCATAACATATCTTTTGGGTTTACGTAGTGCGATTGTCTTGGATTGTATAAAGTACCTTGTCTCAGTTCCATCTCGCATTCCATGTTTGCTTTTGTCCAATATTGGACCATATCTATTCGGGTTTTATTATCAGGACCGATTTGCCCTTTTGCACCCAAACTGTATATCTCTTTGATGTTATCCATCTCAAAATCTATTCGGGTACGATCTGCTACGCAGTCACAAACCTGACCTGCTTCGTTAGGGTGCATTCGTCGCACCTGTGCATGACCTTGCATACA